AACAATTTAAAAACATTAGAGAGGCAGGATTAGATGATGGATCTATTTTTTCTGCCGTAAATGAATTGTTAAAAGGTGGAATGGAACTTGCTGGAGAGCTAGATAATTTAGCAGGTGGTGATACTTTCTTTAGAGAAACCTTTGATCAGATTTCTACTTTAGAAGCAAGAATTAATCAGCTAAGAAGAGACGGTGTAGATAAAAATAGAACTGCTATTGATAACTTAGTAAGACAAGCAGATGCAGCAAGACTAAATCTAGCTAGGGCATATCAAGAAGGAAATTTTGAGCTTCAATCAGCTATAAAAAATACTGCACAATTTATTAAAGAAAAAACACTGGAAACCTTAAAAGCCGATCAAGAAGTTCTTAAGGTGCAAAAACAAATAGCGGATGTCGCGGAGAAAAGAATAAAAGTAGAAACTCAAAGAGAAAATTTGCGTAGATTTGGAACACTAAAAAGCCCTAGTAGAGGTGCTGCTTTACAGGCAGAAAGAGATGCTGCAGTTAGAAAGGCAGAAATAGAAAATGCAGAATCGCAATTAAGACTCGAAATTATTGATGCAGAATATGATCTTGCTAGGTATAAATTACAAACTCAATTAGATATTATGAATCTAAGTGAGGTAAATCAAGCTGTAATTCCTCAAGCACAGCTTAACGCTGCCAATGTAGGAAATATTACAACAGCTTTTGATATGGACATTATGAACCAGTTACAAGATTTACGAACTAGACGACAAGATCTCATTCTCCGGGGGATACAGACCCCAGAACTAGATCAACAAATTAAAGATTTACAACAAATATATGATGAAGGTGGAATAATCGGAGCTACTCTTTTACAACAACTAAAAGACAGCGATGTAGTGCTTAATACATTTGAAGAATTTAAAGAATATACTGGCCTAATTAGTAGCGAGGTTCAAGTAACAGCAAATAATTTGTATACTCAGTATCAGGCAAGTAGACTGATAGTAGGGGCTATGGATGCACAAGAACAAAAAACAGAAGCACTAAAAAGACTTACTCAAGATCAACTAGATCTGAGATTAGAAGAAGCAGGGCTTGCTCAAGATAAAATAGATGCTCTTGTTAGTGACTACGAAAACACAAAAAGAGCGGTAGCACTAGAAACGGAAAGAATTAAAAATGCAAAAGCTCTTATTGAGAATGCTAAAAGAGAATATGATATTCGAAACAGCATTTTAGAAATAGTTAATAAAACTAATGAGGTATCTACTCAAAGAGGCGTAAGCGCTAGAGGTTTATTTACTAGACAAACGGCAAATGCACAAGTAGAGTATCTTAATACAATAGCAAATATTAACATAAAAAGAGCAGAATTACAAAATAGCTTAAGAACAGAGCAACAGCAGCTAACTATATTACAGACTGAAAGAGATGGGTATCTAGCACAGCAAGAAGCAGGAACACTAGAAAACATAGCTCTTCTTACAGAATCAACTGAAAATTATAATATTCAGGAGCAAAAAGTTAACGGTTTAAACAGCGCTATTAATAGACTAGGAACCGAAAGTTCTCTTGCTTACGATGTACTAATAGCTAAGCAAAGACTGTATACTGCAGAGTTAGAAGCTGCAAGCCTGTCCAGCGTTATTTCTAGGGCACAAGAGGAAGCAGGAGCAGGATTAAAACTAGCAAGCGAAACTTTTGGTGTTAGATTTGCAGGGGCCTCTGAAGAATTTATGGCTCTATTAAACGACTTTTTGGCTCGTAATCCTGATATGAAAGTAGCAGATGTTCTTGCAGATGAAAATACAATAAATACCCTACGCAGATCTTCCCTAGAGTTAAAAGTATTAAATACACAAGCACAGGGCCTAAATAGTGTCGCAGATGCGGCAGCTAATAGTTTTGCAAACGCCTTCTCACAGATAATCCTAGGGACTATGAATGGTACCGAAGCCTTTAAAATGATGGCTATGTCAATTTTGCAAGAAATTAATACAATGATTGTGCGAATGTTGATTTTGCAGTCCCTTATGCCTTTCTTTAAGGGAGGATCTGGAATCCAAGGTACCGATCTAGCAATGGACCCAAACTCTGTTAGTCTAATGGGACCTACTACAGTAATAAATCAAGGTGCGTTTAATCCTGCACCCATTAGTGTTCCAGGCTTGGCTATGGGCGGAATTATGAAGTATGCTTCTGGTGGCGTTATGCCTGCAAATAGCATTGCAGGAACTGTTACCAGTCCAACATATCTTGTAGGAGAAGGTAAGTATAACGAAGCTGTAGTTCCTTTGCCTAATGGTAAACATATCCCAGTACAAATGCACGGAAGTTCCGGCGAAACAAATGTTGTTGTAAATGTAAATGTTTCGGATACCGGAACAACAAGTACCCAAGAGGGAATGGACCCAGCAAAGCTAGGCCAGGCTATTTCTACCGCAGTCCAACGAGAACTCATGGCGCAGAAATCTCCCGGCGGCCTATTAAGTAAGTACGGATAATATGGCATCATATGTAACTATAAGTTCTGTAGAATACCCTTTTGATAGTGGTATATCTATACAAAATACCCCCGCTAAGCGTGTCACAAACTTTGGTGATGGCTACGCATTGCACATACCTGTAGGTCCCGTAGTTCGTACCTATAATGCAGCTTTTAGTAATAGAACTACTTCTGAGATAGAAACTATCGAAAGTTTTTTAGTAGCTCAAAAAGGGGAGGCATTTGATATTATTGTGCAGGGAGAAACAATTCATGTAGTAGCGCTAGAGTTTAGAAAAGCGTACCAGAATGGAGAAATATATTCTTTATCTGCTACTTTTAAGGAGTATTTCAATTGAGTATTTATTTTAATATTCCTGCTGGAACATACAATGGAAGAGCCGTATCTGCTACAACTGTTAAGGTAGACCGGGGATTTTCCGAAACTAATAGTATACGAGTTAGAGAAAGTACATTAGAAGACTTTCCTTTTCAACACATAAAAGTACATGATATTAATGAACGAAATACTGATATTAAATTAACACTAAATATAAAAACAGAAAGTGAGTATCTTGATATTTTAAAGTATTTTGAAAGTTTAAAAGGTTGTAAAGCTATAACACTTAGATATCCTGATCCAATAGAGTACTATGGTAACAATTATAATACTCTTTGGTTTAACTTTAATGACACAACTTCTATGCGTGTAGGCAGGGATGGATCAGGAGGTGCTCCAGGAGTTGGAGATAGCGTAGGTCTTGTAGTTGATACATCAGTATGTGCTGGAGCCCCTCTTGAAGAATATATGAATACTCAGCCTGAGTTGATTACGAATGGGACTTTTGATACGGATACGGATTGGACTAAGGGGACTAATGCGTCTATCAGCGGGGGTGTAGCTACACTTAACGTGGTTGGTGGCGCGTTTACATACATAGCCCAGCCTATCAGCTTCACTGAGAACGCTTGGTATGTGGTTACTCTGACCCTCAATGGCGATGCTGGCAACGATGTCAGAATAATAGACGACGGCGGCAATGCTGGAGGGTTAACATCTCCGGCGTATGATGTCACACTTACAGGATCCAACCAGCAAGTCGAATATATATTTCAGGCTAACGCCAACAGCGACGAAATTCAGATTGCTCGAAGCGGCACGGGTGACTGGTCTTTTAGTGTTGACAACATCTCCGTCAAAAAGCTTCCCGGTTACTGCTTTGTCTCCGATGATGACTTAAACCGCCCTACACTACAATACGACGGTAGCAGATACTACTTAGACTTTGATATCACGGACAATCTTCAAGGTTCAGGAGGTGACTTGGATACGCTTGGATATCGGGCTGCAAGAACAACCTTTGCAAAAAATATGGTACAAGAAGGTAGCTTTCATATGTGGTTTGCTACGGATATTGCAGGTCTGTATGTAGTAGCAAGTAATGATGGAAGCTTAAATACAACCTTATCTCAATTTGCTGGAGGTAATATAGGCTATGATACTAGTGATGACTTTGGACTTTATGTAGATGGTGTAGAAACTACATTTGCAGATAGAAACGCAGCTCATGATGCCGTTAGGGGGCTAAATAAAACAGTCTGGGCTGATGGTGTAGATACAGCTACCTATGCTGCTTGGGCTAACTATAATTGGACAATCGGCTCGGAGTATAACTCTACGTGGGCAATGGATGGTCGGGTCTACAACTGGTTTTACACTTCAACTCGGGTTGAAGAAAATAAGATAGCGGAAATATCTGACGTTATGTCAAATACCGTACTCAGTAAAAAGATAATTATTACTCAGTGGTCTACTAGTATTCAAAAAGGTGGCTACGGTAATTTAAATGTGTCAGGGGAGCTTGTGTACTAATGATATTAGACGTAAACAAACAAAGGTTAGAAGATGATTATGTAGAACTATTTGAAATAACTACATCTAGTACTACTTTATACTATACTACGTATCATCAGTCCCTTATACTACAAGATAGAGATTCTCCTTTTACTAGAAGAACCTATACTTCTTTGCCTATTGATTTTTCTGGATTTGAACACAGATCAGAGGGAGCATATGCACGTCCTCAGGTTAGCTTTTCAAATGTACTAAATACCCTTCCCGGTGTGCTGGGCACCGCAGATGAACTGCTAGGCAAAAAGATTACTAGACGGCGTACACTATATAAGTATCTTCCTAGTGATCAAACTACTCCGGGAGGAACAGAAAGTTCTGCTCCAACAGAACTACCTCAACAAGTGTTTTACTTTGATAGAGTTACCGAAGAAAACCCAAATATTATCTCTTATGAGTTAACAACGGGATTTGACTTGGAAGGCGTTTCTGTTCCAAATAGATTTATTATTGCTAATAGCTGTAGTTGGTTATATCAAGGAAATGCCCAAGACTTAGATTTAAATACAACAACTCCTCTTGGTGCCTGCACATGGAGAACTGATAATATTTTAGATGCGGATACAGATTTTGTAATTATGTACGATACTGCAAATAGAGTTCTGCTAAAAGAATCTGAAAGCGGTATACATAACAATGCTGCGGGTGCTATTGATATTGATACTCTAACACCACCTACAAGTGCTGTAGAAGATAAGCTATACTCTAGAGATAAGACAGTTACTTATGCTGATACACTAGCTACTACAACCATTCAAGAATACTTTCAAGCACTAAATACAGAGCTAGTAACTACATTTAATATTGCTAACTTTAGACGTGTTAGGATGTATACAGCTTGGAACTCCAATACTATTTATAGGATATATAAAGAAGGCAGGGTATTTAACCCTTGCGTAATTTATAATAACAGAGTTTTTGTTGCGGTAAATAATAGTCAAGGTAAAGTACCTAATGCAGCAAATAGCGCTTACTGGGAACGTATTGATCTTTGTGGCAAAAAGCTTTCTAGCTGTGCAGCTAGATACAGTGTACGTAAATATCAATATACAGGAGAAGGGAGTAATATAGTTATTATTCCTTATGCAACACAACAAACAGATTCAAAGGTATTACCATATGGAGGATTCCCCGCCGCTAAACGATATAATAGATAAGGCTAAACTTTGGCTTAGATACGCACCAAGAGATAAAGAGCCTTGCGCCGTAGCATATTTACAAAAAGGAAAGCTACACTTAAAGGTGTTAGAAAATACTTCTACGGACCCCAAAAATTATTTTGTAGTAGATAAAGATTATGTTAGGCTAAGTCTTACTGGAGAAATACTATATATTATTCACGCTCATCCTGATAACTGTATCCCTAGTGAATACGATATTGCAGCTTGTAACAGCATCAATATACCCTATATCGTGTTCAACCATAAAACACTAGAATACCAAACTATTTACCCACTAAATTATAAAACTCTTTCTGGTATTCCGTATGAGTTTGGAGTAGCAGATTGTTTTGAAACAGCAAGAAGCTGGTATCTAATGCACGGAGTACCCATACCCCCTAGAAAAGATTGGATTGACGATTGGTGGGAAGAAGGGTATGATTATATTAAAGATTTAGATAAAAGTTGGCCTTTTGTAGAGAGTAAAGGATTAACATATGGTAGCTTAATTACTTTTAATATTCAACACGAAAAAGAGAATCATCTAGGTATTTATCTTGGACAAGATTGCTTTTTTCATCATGCAGTAGATAGGCTATCCTGCAAAGAAAATTTGTATCCTTTTTGGGGTAAGTTTATAAAGAAGGTTTATAACTATGAAGGAAGTATTACTAAACGGTTTTTTGGGTGATAAGTACGGTCGTCACTGGAAAATGAAAGCTGATAATATAAGAGATATTTTTAATTGTATAGAGGCAAATAGACCTACGTTTAGAAAAACTATTTTAGATTTTGCTGAGTCTGGTGGAGACCTTTCTATCCAATACGGGGATATGGAAGTAGACGATCCAGAAGAGCTATTGTATAACATTGGGCCAGATACTGTAATTATAACACCACTTCCTGCGGGTGCTAAAGGTGGCAAAGCAA